TGCTCTGGATTACGAGTTAAAGAATGAAGGGTTCGATCCTTCAGACTACGAGTTTTATGGAGAGATTGATCGCCGTATGCGCGAACAGTTTCCACATAAGTTTCAGGCTGCTCCAGTCGAAGAGCAACCTGCAGTTCGTAAGTCGAGTGCGTCAAACTCGACTCAGGTGGTTGCCGGTGCGTCACGCACACCAGCATCTCCCTCTTCTGGAAAGAAGGTCAAGCTTACGCAAGAAGATATCCGTCTTGCAAATAAGTGGGGGATTCCACTTGAACGATACGCTGAAGAGAAGCTTAAAGCTGAACGCTCTTCAGGTGAATATACCGCTATTGGTTAATGCGCTGAAAGGATAATACTATGACACGTACAACAACATCACGTAATGAGAACACTAGGGAAGCCCAGACAAGAGAAATGGAAAACGACGTATTTGAAGAGCAGGACTGGCTCACAATCCCGCCGATTGTCAAGGATCGTTTCGATCAGGAAGGCATGACGCTCCGTTGGATTCGTATTTCACTTAAGGGCAAAGACGACATCCAGAATATTGGTAAGCGTCTTTCTGAGGGGTGGCAGTTCGTTACCATTGACGAAGTTCCTGAAATGGCTCATAACTCTTTCGTGAAAGAGGAAGGGAAATATACTGGCGCAATCTGTCGTGGAGATTTGGCCCTAGCAAAGATGACTAAGGCTCGTGCACAGTCCCGAAAAGAATTTTATGAGAACAAGAGTAGAGAAATGATTGATGCTGTTAATGCCCAGCTTATGCGCGAAAGCAATTCAGCAATGCCCATTTCAAACTCTAGTAGAACTAAAGTAACACGAGGCCGTGCGGCTTCTTTTGACGACTAGTCAATGAAGTCGAGACTGTCTTTTGTTGCTGTCACAGTATTAACAAGGGAGAACTGATATGACTGCTACTGCAAATCCAGACGGTCTTCGCCCTTCACGCATCCGTGGTGGTTCACCAAATAGCGCAGGAGCCAATGAGTATCCAATTGCTTCAGCCTATAACAGCAACATCTTTGCTGGTGACATCGTTACAAATGCTGCAGGGTATGTAAATGTTCTAGCTACAACCACCGATAAGGCAATGGGTGTCTTTATTGGTTGTCGCTATGTTGTCAATGGGGAACCAAAGTGGTCCGATTTCTGGACTGCTGGTACTTCAGCTTCCGATGCTTATGCAATGGTAGTTGATAACCCACAGGCAACTTTCGTCGTACAGGCTGATGCTTCATGCTCAATTGGTGACATCAACTCACAGAACTTCCAAGTTGCACTTGGCGCAGGTTCAACCGTTACTGGTCGTTCAGGTTTCGCACTAGATGCGTCTACCCGTACAACCGGCAGCGCAATGCTTCGCCCAATTGCTGTAGTTGATGAACCCGGTAACGACATTGAAGTCGCTGCTGAACGTGCCTTCCCCAAGCTTGAGGTTCGGATTGTACGCCACGTTGATGCGTACATCTCAGCCGACGCTTCAGCTAACTAAGGAGGGTTAACAAATGGCTATCAATAGAGCTAGTATTGCAAAAGAACTACTTCCCGGTCTAAATGCCATTTTTGGCATTGAGTATGGCAGCGTCGATGACGAACATGCCCCACTCTTCGAGGCTGAAAATTCAGATCGTGCATTTGAAGAGGAAGTACTATTCACCGGCTTCGGCACTGCCCCAACAAAGGGTGAAGGTGCTGCAGTCCAGTACGATCAGGCACAGGAAGGCTACACCGCTCGTTATACACACGAGACTGTAGCACTTGCATTTGCCATCACTGAAGAAGCAATGGAAGACAATCTTTATGATACGTTCTCCAAGCTTCGTGCACGTGGTCTTGCCCGTGCAATGGCTAACACCAAGCAGGTCAAAGCCGCCGATGTTTTCAACAACGGTTTCACTGGTGGTTCCTATGCAGGTGGCGACGGCGTTGCCCTATTCTCTGCTTCTCACCCAACCATCAGCGGCAACCAGTCCAACGTAATTGGTGCCTCTGATCTGAGTGAGTCTTCACTAGAGGCTGGTCTTATTGCCATCTCTAAGATTAAGGACGACCGTGGTATTCTAATCGGTGCACAGGCAGTTTCACTGCATGTTCCAACCGATCTAGTATTCACTGCCGATCAGGTTCTTAACAGCACGATGTCAACCACAATTGGCGTTAACCCCAATGATACTTCCATTGGTGCAACCAACGTCAATGACATCAACAGTGTTCGTAATCAGGGTATGGTCCCCGGTGGTTTCTTTGTAAACCGTCGCTTCACTGATACGAACAACTGGTTCCTTAAGACCGATGTACCTAACGGTACAAAGATGTTTGTCCGTGCACCTCTCGCCACCAAGATGGAAGAGGACTTCGACACAGGCAACCTTCGCTTCAAGGCCCGTGAGCGTTATAGCTTCGGCTGGTCTGACTGGCGCGGTTTCTTTGGCGCAAACCCAAGCTAATTAACTTAGCTAGGTAAACAAAAAGGAGAAGGGGTGTTACGAAAAGTAATGTCCCTTCTCTGCTTTGTTTGTGCTAACTAATGCGATATAATGTAATGAATATCGCGCAAATGATTGAGGAACATCATGGCATCAAATATTAGAGTAGGCTTTGTAACTGGTAGTGGTGCAGTGCTTGATACTGTTACTAGCGTTACCGTTACTGACACAAGACTTCATGCAGTTCAATCTTCAGGCGTTGGTACGTTTCTAATTACAGGAACTGAAACTGATGCCTATGGCACAGTAAACGGAAACAACATCAAGTATGTTAATACAACAGCTACCGATGTTAATGATGTTTATCTTCCCGGCCTTGGCGTAAGAATGTATGGTTCAGTAAAAGTTTCAGCACCAACCTCTACTGCTACGACTACGGTTTTCTATGGCTAATTACACTTACCTTGTTGGTGATATTATAGCTGCTGCAGAGGATGACTCTACAGAGTTTTATAATTATATTCCTAAGATGGTCAATCGTGCTGAAGAGAGATTGACAAAAGACCTTGACGACTATGGATTGGTCACGTACACATCTGTTGCAGTATCTGCAGGTAATAACAAGGTAACACTTCCTTCAGGAACTCGCATTGTTAAGAATGTAAATATCACAAGCGATGGTTCCAAAATTAATCTTCTTCAGCGTACCGATGAATTTATTAATGACTACTGGCCTGTATCTGCTTCAACGTCAGAGCCAAAGTATTACGCACGAAGAAATAACACAACGATTTTAATTGCACCAACACCCGCCTCTACAGTTAACGGTGAGATTGTTCATGTTAACAAACCTACCGCACTAACTTCAGCAAATCAAACTAATTACTTTAGTGATTACGCATATGATCTTTTGTTCAATGCGTCAATGATTGAAGCTATGTTATTCATGAAGAACTATTCACAAATAGGGACTTATCAAAATGTCTACAATCAAATCTTGGATTTGCAAAGGAACCAAGCTCGTCGTACAAGGCGCGACGACATGCAGTCGCCTTTTTCTCCGGCTGGTGGCGACAATACGATCATTCCCAATGCGAATTAAAAAATTTATTTGGAGAAAATAAATGGCTATTACTGCAAAAATTGCTCGTGAGATTATTAAGTTTGCCGGTTCAAAGGGTAAAGGCGAAGCCGTAAAGAAATACGGTGAAGAAGCTGTTAAGGGTGCACGTAAACAAATGCAGCGCGATGCACGTGAGGCTTATAAAAAGAAGGAACGCGCAAAAAAGAAAGGTGCTTCAGCTACAAAGAAAACACCTACTGGTTCACGCAAGGCGCGTAAGCTTACACCTAAAACTTCAAAAGCTAAACAGCGTGAACAACTTGGAAAAGGTATGCGTGGTCGATCAGATGAAGCTGAAACAACTGTAGTTTCAAAAGGTAAACGAGGTAAAGTTGCTACCAAAGAAGGTATGACGCGCAAACGTGCACGTGACATGATTTCTAAACAAGAGAATGAAACGGGTGAAGAGTTCATGCGTCGTATGGGGCGTGAAGCACAGCAGGGTGGTGTAGGCACTGGCCGTAGGTTTAGCGATGGTGATCCCGGTTACGCTCGTGAGCAGATTGATTCGATGATGCGTGGTGAGTATAGATCACCTGAAGAAACAACCAAAGATGTTCTTGAGATGATGGGAGAAAGTGTCGGTCGTCGCAAGAAGGGCGGCAAGGTAGCTAAAAAGAAATCTTCAGCTAAACCCCGTGGTGTTGGCATGGCTCTTCGTGGCTATGGCAGAGCAATGAAGGGTTAAACTAATGAGCTTTCTTAAACTTCTTGCACAAAAAGCCAGTGAAAATCCTGAAGAGTTTATTAAACAAGCCAAAAAAGATAAAAACTTTAGTGGTAAACTAACTATTGGTTCTTCTTCGGGAGATAGAGGTTTTAATATTGGAGGCGGTTATAATACTGGCAAACTTAAAAAAGGCGGTAAAGTAGCTAAGAAAAAATCTTCAAGTAAACCCCGTGGTGTTGGAATAGCTCTTCGTGGTTATGGCAGAGCAATGAAAGGTACAAAGTAATGAAAAA